TCGGCAGCGTCAGATGTGTATAAGAGACAGTCATTAAGTATGCTTGCAACATTAAGTATTGTATTGATCTCTGTCTGCCTTACCTGAGCCTCTGTAAGTTCTATCTGTGCATTTTCCTGTGCATTGCTCATAATCTCATGAGCGAACTCAAAATAAACATCCTCGGCCTTATATGCCTTGTTCTCAGCCTTGTTGATCTCGTCAATGGCAATCTCTACTATCCTCCTCAAGAACTTTCTAAGAGCTTTCTCTATCTTTTTTGCCTTAAGGTCAAGGAGAGAATAAGCCGCCTTGATGGCTATATTCGTAGTGGCTGATGTGTCCTTGAGTCCGGCGGTATTCAACCCCATGCCGAACCTGTATATATTCTTTTCATCAAGCTCCAGTTTTGCCTGTCGTGCCTGATATGGTACATCAACAGTCTTGACATCTACGTCACCATCCTCGCCTACACCTATGATCTTCTTTGTTTTGAGGTTTGTCTGAAGCTCATTCAGGTTGTCTCCCTGAAAGCCTTTGATAGCATATAGTGGGGAATCAAAGTCTATGAGGTTATTGGACAGGCTGGAAGCCATCAGGTCATAGTCGTCTATGAGTGGCTTTACAGGCTTAAGGCTTGAGAACTGCTTTTTGTTGTTGTCCAACCGAAAGAATGGAATATAGCCAAATCCATCAAAGTAGGTGGCCTTATCTCCATTATTCTTTGTATAAAGTACATGAGGCTTTGGGTTGATTGGTTCAGTGTCATCTAGCACCACCGTCCCATTATCAACCTGGACATAATAATATGTCTGCTTATCATCCCAGACCTGTATTCTCTCAATAGTCTTGTGCCCTTTGTCTATCCTGTCCGTATAGTGGTAAATCGTGTATGCACAACCATCATCTGTGTCCTTAGCTCTTACCTCAATAACTCCGATACTGTCAGCATTTGCAAATGACATCATATCTTTGGCATTCTTGTATGCGTACATATACGCAAAGCCTTTGACCTGCATATCTGTGATAGCGTCAGAAAGCTCAGACATGAACTCATCATTGTTGTTGAAATACTTGTCCATGTGTTTCTGCAGTTCAGTGTCGTTGGACTTTACAATGCCATCCCCTGATAGGATGTACTGGGTGCACTGGTCAACCAGCTCTGTGAAGAATGGATGTGGTATCTTCACGTTGCTTCTGGTCTTGTCCTCTACCAGTTCGCCGTCCGCATTGTAATAGAACAATCTATACTTCTTTATGTCATGATCGCCGTCATAGTATCTTTCGCCTGTCCGGGCGAACTGCTTCTTTTCTGATATGCGGTCACTGTCTATCAATTCTTTTATCTCGTCAGGGGTTAGCATTTTTTCACCTCTCTATACCAGCCATGTTCCCTTAGGCTTATCATTCTCATATACACCAGTCAGCGCATCCGGAGCATCATCATGAGCATTCTTACCCTCTTTCTGATACTTCCTTATTGCTTCCGCAAATTCTGGCCATCTGTCTTCCCAGTTCACAGGGAAGAGAACGTTTTGCATTACTCCTGTACTATTTGACAGGATCCTTGATGTCTTATTCTTTGACTGAAAGAACCACTGTATTTTAGTGTGAGTATTTCCCAAAGATTTCAGTTCTCTTATAACGTTTCTGCTGAATCCTCGACCGCCATTATTGCTCTCTATTAAAGCATTACCAACGTTATTGTTTGTCAGCATCTGAGCTGTTGCCGGCTCAGTAACTTCCATTGACTCCTTTGTGTATAAGACATCAAGTATGTAGTATGTACTCTCATACATGCCATAACAAATAGAACACAGGTAATCGCCACCTGTGTCCGCTGTATCTGTATAATTCAATATATATTTGAATAGGTTATTGCCTTTGCTATCCCTCGGAATATCCGTATATGTCTTGATGTGACTGTATAATCTGCCTTTGACATCTATAGGCTCCTGCTGGTAATTTGCAAGGACTATATCCTTGTTCATATTCTTGGTCTTTATCTTGTAATCCTTATATGACAGGATAGCCTCACAGAGCATTGCCCCATCGTCTTGTACTGCCTTGTAATTGATATGTACTACATCGTCATAGTTGGCAAGTACATATCCGGCTAAATCCTTTGTTGACCATCTTGTCATTATTATGATGATCTTGAAATCATTTTCAGTTCTGGACAGCATTGTATTGTTGAACCAGTCAATCTGCTTCTGCAATACTGATTCATTGTAGGCTTCCTCGCTGTTCTTGATAAGATCATCTATTATCATGATATTACAGCCAAATCCTGTTGCTGTACCTGTCGGAGAAGTTGCAAGGTAATTAGCCTGCTGACTGCCCTCAAGGCTCCATTTCTGTGCTGCAGCCTCCCCATACTTTATCTTTGTGCCAGGGAATATATCTCCATATGTCAGAATGCCCTCTGTAGGCTTTTCTGCTATAACATCCCTGACAGCCTTTGCAAATGTTCCTGACAGGGTCTCATTATATGATCCTGTCATAACCTTTTTGTCTATACCATATTTACCAAATAACCACTGAACAAATTTAGTAGCTGTTCGTGATTTTCCGTGTCTTGGTGGCATATTCACCACCATTATCTGTTGCTCTGCTTCTTCTACGAACCACTGCAGCTTATCCGCAAGATCATGCAAGAACACTCTGTCGTTACTATAGAAGTCAGGAGAGGTCAGCTTGCAATACTGCCAGAACTCTCTCCTTGATAGCTCTATTTTTAGCTGTTGCTGTAATAAAGGGTCATGTCTATCAAACGTCATCAATAAGTTTCTTCAATTCTTCGGTTGTAAGCCCCTCAAATACATTCGGTGTGGTATTCTTCACTTCCACCTTTTCTGTGAACATACCTAAATGCTTACCCAGGAGCTCCAATGCCTGTATCTTGCTGTAAGGCTTTATTTCAAAGCCGTCTCGACCCTTTTTTATAACTGCAATAGCTTTCTTCTGATCTTCTGTAAGTTCATCCGTCAGGATAGGCTCTACTGTCCTGTATTTCACCTGATTGCCGTCCTCGTCAAGTACCGGGACCATATTCCCATCAACTTCTACCATGGCATCCTTTTCAACTACTCTTGCATAGTCAGATGCCTTTGCAAATGCGATAAGTGCAAGCTCATGTAATACGCTATCCTGAGTTATTTCTGTGCGTTCTTCACGCTTCTTCTGTAGTTCAGATATATGGTTTTGAACTGAAGTTTTCTGAAGTAGTTGATACGCTAATTGTTCAGCTGTTTTCGGTGAATACCCTGCCCTTATAGCTGCCTGTGTGGCATTAAGGTCAATCAAGTATTCATCACAGAATCTCTGCTGTTTAGCTGTCAGTTTTGCCATAATGTCACACCTTCTTTCTGTTACTTTCTCACTCTCTTCGGAATCACAATCTTGTATAACGGCTTACACACACTTATTACCTCTCCACCCAGCTTTATAGTTGGCTGAAATTTGTATATCTTAGTGCACCTAACCATCACTTTTATCATGGCTATCGGTAAAGCCAATCTACCCAGTATTGGATGTATGTATTCAAAACTATATTCAGGCCTCACAACCTCAAACCTTTTAATCTTACTCATATCTCACCTCAAACAAAAAGCCCAGTGGGGAGAGATCAGCGTTCACTTTTCACAAGGGGAGGTTTACAACCACTGGGCATAAGAAAAGGGACACAACCGAAATGGCAAACAGTCATGTCCCTTATGAATCAATATTTCATGGTCTATCTTACAGCACAACCATGTGTTTGCACAATGCTTTTAGTGTGCTATAAATGTGTCAGATTTTAGATAATCGCCCCATGTTCGCTGGAACTCCTGCAGAGCCCAGCCATGAGCATGTCTTACCCAGTCGTATGAATATTCCATCTCCTCTGCAATATCCTTTAATGACTTATAGTTTATGTACTTCTGATACAATATCTCCGTATACTTCGTATTACGCAACTGACACATCTGGTGAACTGCTTTATTCCGGAAATCTTCAAATGTTTTTCTGCATTCATTCATCTCAGTTTCAAGGTCAACATATCTGCCAACTGTACGACTCATAGTATCTGCCACGGCACTGGACTGTACCCTTTCCTTTGAATAGTCAAATCCCCCCGGATTCATTGCAAGTTCTTTCATCTTGAAATATTCATTGCTTAACCTGTCCATGTAATCCTCAAGCATTTTGACCTGATTTAGATACTCTTTCGCTTTCACCGCCTCACCTCCTACTTGTTCTCCCGGATGGTGAAATCCAAGCCTGTTTCTTCCTTTAGTGTCTGTATCAGATCATCCCAGATAATTTCTTCATCACACAGCGCATCAGTCTTTAAATTAAATCTTTCGCAGAATCTCTCAAGCCTCTTCTGTCCAAAATCAAATTCATCTCGAAGTACCATGCAACTCATTATCAAAATACAATCTATTGTATTCAGTTTGATTTTATACACAGCTTCGTCAAGCTGCTTCTGGTTGACCTCAAGCGGAACAAACATGGCTCCTCTGACCTTGAGTTCTTTCTCTGCTGCTTCCATGCCCTGTGTCTTGATGACATTCATCAGCCATGCAGCCCCCGCCATTCTTGCTTCGTGTAGCTTTCTATCTGATTTTGCCATCCTCTCACTCCTTCCGGGTAAATCTTTTCATCAAGTGATTATATGGATCTGCCTGTGTCTTAAACCCTATCTGTCTTTCTTCAAGCGGATCATTGAGCTGTGCCCCATCAAGGAAATCTCGTAGTTCTTCTAGACAGTCTGGGCATAGATCCTTTGTCTCTACTGGATCATCGAACACATCAACCATCCTTGCCCTTATCGGCGCTCCGTGTTCAAACGGCAGGTCATAGAACCCGCCGCATCTATCGCATTTGCCTGCATATGCCATTATGTATCACCTCTCCTTTATCAATTCTGGATCATCAAAAATGTTGCCGATAACTTCAACTCGATTTCCGTTTTGAACATATTTCCATAAATCATCATTCAAAGACCCACTTCCACTCTTTCCCATTTCGATAGCAAAAGTTGTCCTAAAATCTTTATAAAATACTTTTCCAAGTCTTTTCTTTGTATCTTTGTCCGGGAATGGACAATCATCATTATCTCGTTGGAACAAAATAATGTCACCTTCCCATATCAGCTTGCCGTTCTTATCCCTTAAGCCGGTACATTGACAGATTGTATCTGGTCGCACTTCAAAAATTCCATTTTCCTCTGTAAAATCCTCAAAGCAATCATATTCTGCTTTATCTGGGCATAAAATGTATGGAATGCTTTGACCTAATCTAAAGAACACATTTGTAATTAGATTGCCAATTACCCATTCTCCATTGTCAACTCTCTTTGCTTTAAATAAATATCTGTCACTCATCTGCACCACCACCTTTCACAATCTCGATTGCATGCTCATAACTTCTTGCTTTCTCTTTTCCTAAATTACTGTCGTATGCATTCTCCCAAAACTTTCGCTCATTTTCTAACTGCTCCACAACCTTGTCCACATCGTAGACTGTTGGATGCTCCTCAATAAGTTTTTTTGCCTCAATTCTCATTGATTTCTCTGACTTACGTTTCTCTAGTCCTTGTTTCTCAAGTGCCTTTATCGCCATATCAAATGCCTTTCCGGTATCATTCACATAGGCATAATGTGAATATCTATAATCTGTTGTTTCCTTTAATTTGGCTATTGCTTCTCTCTCTTCCATATTCCCACACTCCTATCTTCTCAGCCTTGCCACAGCCGTGTTCCATTCGTTTATAAAGTTCAATACCCAGGTAGCTGGGTATGTGCTTACAGCATACTGTTTTGAGATTGCCACGGCTCTTGCCCAGTTCGGATCCTGTTTGATCTCATTTGGAATCTGTGCCATCCTTACACCTCCACTTCATCATTTGCCGGAAACCGGAACACCTTCGGTGGTGTGAAACAGAATACCTGTTGATATCCACTACCCTGTAGGATTCCAGGGCCACCATTACACGATATGTAACTTCCGTACATCTTCGTCATATCTTCCAGTACCTTTTCTGCCTTTTCCATAGAACTATATTCAGCCATAATTGTGGATTTTTCTGAATTGTTATCACAACTGTATATTATTCTTGTTCCTTCACTCTTATAATGCATAGTGATAGTTCCGTTTTCATACTCAACATCTACATATCCCCAGCCTTTCTGACTAATTAACCTCATCACTCCTCAACCTTCCTTTCCGCCTCAAGCCATCTGCGGGTACACTCACAACAATGCCCTGTGCATTTATTGCCATCAAACCCTATCTCATTCGGACACATGATTATCTGCGCAAGATCCGCATCACTGAGCGACCGGATGTAATCGCCGTTGGTCATCGGCTCATAGTTATCCGTCGCATTCTTGGTGCAGTGTGCGCATGGATCCTGCGACTCATCTCTGTCATGATACTTGCATCTCTTACAAGTCAGTTCTCTCTCTGGTACTATTTCCATCGTATCTCTCCCTTCCTGATCAGCTCTCTTATGTCTATGTTGCTAAAGCTCTCATGATAGCCCTTTTCACTCTGCATCAGTACATGGTGCTCATATACCTTGATGATTGTCCAGCACTTCCAAACTCTCACCGGGACATTCTCCTCTTTTCCGTTCTTTGTGAGGATCTTCACCACCCGCCCCGGTCGGCAGATGGTGTTGAATATTGCATCTATCTCAAATTCTGTCATGTAGTCTCTCCTTTCAGATAGCAAGGAACTTATTCACAAAATACTGCTGTCCCTTGCCTGTAACCTTTGGTGTCCTGGTGATTCTGACTGAGCCGTCTGGATTGCTTATAGTGCTTTCCTTCACCTCAAACAGCTTCATCTCCATGCTCCTCTGAGTTGGCATATTTCGATCTGAGCCCTCTCTTTTGATGAGGTAGCCATTATCACGCAACCACTTAAACAAGCGCTTCTGACCGATGCTGACGCCATTCTGGCTTATCAGCTTTGCAAGGTCACCGATCAAAATTGATGTGTGACTTGCTGCAACCGCATCGGCGAATATTGCCTTTGGCTTCATGGTCTCTATCTGCTTGTCCCTCTCAAGTAGCTTGTTCCGAGCCACCTGTAAGGCTCTGGCCATCAGTTCATCATCCGTCATGGTTTCCTGTCCGGCTATGTAACCGCCGTTCTTACGGATTGATGGCAACACCTCAGATGTTACCCAACGTTTGAACCGCTTTGCGTTTGGTAGCTTGCTTGAAAGTATGAGGCTGTAAAGCCCTGATTCATTGACGGCAGGTGTATTCTGCATTCTACCGATGGAGTCCTGAATTGGGACTGCATCTAGATCTTCCTCATCCACATGATCCAGAATGGCTTTCGTTGGCCTTTCATATCCCAGTATCTTAGTCACATCCTTGCCGACAAACCAAGGCTCACCATCTTTTACCACTGTTCTGATCTCTCCAAATTCTTTATTCTCAAATATCTTCAAATCGTTCATGTAATCAATCTCCTTTTCTTCTTGTTTTTTGAATCGGAGCACCATATAATTAACTTACAAGGTACTCCTTGCAATAAGACAATTTCCTTGCTGGCTAGGCGAATTGGGATTGTCTTATTTTTTTGTCTCTTTCATCTGATGTAAAATCAATCAATAGTTCAACAAAGTCCTTGCTCAGACTTTTGTTGCCTCTTAAGTTGACTATTGCCTCCTGAAAGGTTTCATCTGGCAATTCAACCATCAGCTCAATAATTTCCATAAGTTCAACCATATGTACACCTCCTACTCTTTACGCCCATTTCGGGCGTATTTCTTTCACGAAGTATAGCGTACAATATGGGCGTAGTCAAGTATAATTTAAGTGGAGGTTATATGTATGTTTGGTAAAAGACTCCGTCAAATACGTATGGAAAATGGCTTTACTCAGCAAAAAACTGCTGATTTACTTGGTATAACCTTGCGTTCATACCAAAAATATGAACAAGGTGAGCGTTCTCCATCTCTGGATTGTTTAGTCAAGATAGCGGACATCTTCAATGTATCTCTTGACTATCTGCTGTGCAGAGATGCATTTATTCAATCTCACGCAAGATCCTCTGATGAATAGAAAATAAATCCTCTAGGTTATCCCATATTTCAAAATCACCGGTTCGGTCTCCAGATTCTATCTTTTGATAATATCTGAGACCGATACCCAAATAATCGGCAACTCCCTGTTGTGTCATTCCTTTTGTCTTTCTGGCATTCTTCAAATTATTTCTCATAGTAATCACCTCAGTTCTCTTACTGCTCCGTTATTTACAACCGTACTTGATGTACACTTGTAAAATCCCTGTTGATGCTCCACCACCTCCGGCAAAGTTATCAACAATAAGTTCTCCGTTTATCATGGCAGCACCTCCGGGTAATCATATATGCTCATCTGTACCGCCGGTACATCTTCCCACGGCACTCCGATATAGTCCAGGACTCTTCCCCAGCCGAACTTTTCTCCTGTCTCTGGATCCGTGCAGCATCTATACATGTAAAACTCCCATTCTTTGGGATTCCGCTCTCTGAGCCTGTCAAACCTGTGTGGTCGTTCTTCCATGTGGATTCCGAAACCGCACATACTGCAGCCTGTCCTCTGTGCTCCTGTCGTTCTGAGATTTCCGTGTCCGTCATCCTCTATCCGTCCATATATAGCTGGTATGATTGTCTCAACCGGTTCATAAGGTATTGTGTTACCAGCCTTATCCTTACTGTATGGCTGCTCATAATAAAGCTTTGCAAACACATCTGTATGTGCGTGATACCAAGTGTCCATCTCCTGAGCAAGTCTCAATATGTCATTTCTGAGGTATGGTGCAAATGGCGCTGATCTCATTACTGTCTTGCCATAGTAATTGCATCCATGGTCTGTGAGAGCTTCTTCTCTCTGTCCACCCTCAGATGCCATCATGCCAAGGAACGGATAGCTTGAATGAGCCTTAGCCCAGTCATCGCATGGCTTCTCTTTCAGCCAATAGCAACAATCATTTGACACCTTGAAATTTGGCTTGTAATACATAACACCTTCATTCTCGTTCTCATATCCTCCGAACAGGTTAAGCCACTTCTGTGGCAACTTCATGCGGCTGTTCTTCTGGAAGTGTCCAAGCTCTCCACATTCGCCTGTGATTATTGCATGTCGAACTGTCTTATTGTTTTCAGTCGGATTCTGAAGCAGCGCTATCTTTCCCGCTATTCTCTTGCTGATAACCGGGAACCCAACTTCATTGAGTACCTCAACTTTTGTCTTGAGTGGGTTCAGGATTGTCACTCCAAGAGCTTTATGTACTCGCTGTATACTCTTATCTTCCAGAGATGACACTGATACCGCTGGAACATTAATCCCTATCGACTTCAGGAATACGTGTAATGTAATACTGTCAAGACCGCCAACACTCACATGAGCCGTTTTGTCTCGTATCCGCATCTGCTCCATGAACTCTTCAGCTCTAAGCCTGGAACGCCGCACCTTAACTTCATACGGCTGGCTCTGGAGCATTATCATTTTCTCCCTGGCTTCTTTCTTGCGCTTCTTGTATTCCTCTAAGCCCTCGTCCGGGCTGTCAAGTTCGCCGTCCTCTCCAAAAATTCTCGTTATTAAGTCTTCGTTCATTCACTTCTCAGGAACCCGCTATAGCATTACCCCGGCCGGAGGTTCGGCTCCTTTCGTGTGTTATTTGTTTAGATCATCGGCAAGGATCCTCACCGTTTCCTCATTTCCTCTATTTTTTCCCTAATCCTATCTGGTATCGGAACACCCTCTGACTTATCTTCCAGTACCTTAATTCTGCTTTCATTTCCTGCAGGCAAGGAACTTATCGCATGTTTCCTTAAATTGTCTATTTCAGTAGAACTGCCCTGAGCGATATTCTGAACGAGCTGCCTTACTTCGGTTGGCATTTTTGCGATTTCCTGTGCCCTTGCAACCTCAGTACGATAGCAACGCTGAAACTGTGACATTACAACTTGCTCATTGAAATCTTCATCTAACGCCCAAATTCGAAGTTGACTTGGAAGTCCAACTGCTTTCTGAACAGCCGGAGGCAACTTTGCATATTCTTCCGCCGAATTGTATGCACTGTTTCGTATTGCTCTGCTGACCAATGCCCATGCCTCCATTTCATTCAGCTCCTGCGGTTGGGTGATTGAATGAATTTTATCAATCAGTTGTCCAGGAGCCGGTGCGAACCCGCTTGTATTTGTTTGCATATAGACCTTAAATGCCATGGCAATTTCATCCTTGCTGTATTCCTCTAATGCCATAGTCCATGCATTAACCGCCGCTGTTCTACTAGGCGGGTTATAATTTGGATATGTAGCCTGCACCATAGCAAGTAAATCTTGCACATCTTCTCTTGTCATTAACTACTCCTCCATTCATTTAAAATGTCCCGCTCACCATTTCTTGAAAATGGCTGCTGATTGTTATTTTTGCTGATCTTATCCCATAAGATCCCCTTGTAGCTGTTTCCCATTGACAGGTCGATTACATCTACCACCGCCGCATCTCCATTTTTCTGTGCCTCTTTGGATATTTTGGTTAGTAACGACTTCATGCCCTGTTCAACATAATCCTCTTTTCTGGCAACCTTATACTCAATCCATTCTCTGACTTTCTCCAAAAGAAAATCCGACATGGAATAATTCAGTATGAGCCTATCCAAAATCTGAATACTATCCTCTTTGGTCTTACGTACTCTTTTCGTTTTGGGCTCATCATTTGCCACCTGCAAGGGGGCTATAAGGGGTGTATTGTCTAATCTTGTTTCCTCTAATTTCCTTTTCTCTTCTCTACTTTCCTTTCCTTTACTCTGTGTATTTCTTCCACCATTTATCGAATTTCTTCCGTCAAAAATTGAATTTATTACCACTTTTTTATTATTTTCGGGTACAGCAATTAAAAGGTACTCTTTTTTCAGTTCAATCTTTTCTCGCTTGGACGTAGCATTCAAATATCTTTTTTGCACCCCTTCAGATGTTAAGATATTGAAATCATTAAAAAGTTGTTCTGAAAAAATGTCCCTTCTGATACAAGCTGCCACTATATCTGCTATTAAATTTTTATTGTCACTCGGTAAACCGTTCTCCGACATAAAGAGCAACAACGAGTCTGTAGTCCATTCACAGTAGTAACCAAATCCTCCATAGATTTTCTGATAGAGTTTGACAAGTACCGCAAAGCCTTTCAGTCCAAATTCAGCTTGTATCAATCTGACCTTTTCTTCCATGTGGCAATCCAATTCAAAGTAATCAAGTCCTGCTTTGGTTGGTCTGCCTGCCATTTATCATCTATACCTCCTTGATTCTGATTCCATATATGTGGAGCATCAACTTGCGCTTTATAATGTATTCCTTTGTTCTCATGCCCTTCGCATCTTCAACAACCATGCAGTTGTTTTCTAAGTCCCAATAAACAAAATCAGCCACATATGAGCACTTACGCTCCAGGAGCTTTCCCGGTTTGAATCTGCCCTTGTTGGGTCCTTTTTCATATATCTCATTCGTGTGTTCTCTCTGAGCTGGTATCAGTTCAAATTCTCGTTGAAGCTGCAAGCCTGTTATCTTGCCCGCTTTCTCAAGGATCTTTAACTCTGTGTATCTGTGTGCTTCTCTTTCGCTGTCAAATGTGATGCCGTCTATTACAGCTTTCCTGTTGCCGTACTTGGCTCTTGACCTGTTCCAAGCCATCAATGCTCCTTTCCCCCTGCCGCCCTCAAATAAGAGCAACAGGGATATATGCTAAGACATTACGCTGCGTGTTGTGATGTATTATGTAATGTCAATGTAACCTACTTGAAACTTCCAAACAGTGCTGCCTCGGCAGCGTTCATCTCTGGCTGTGGATTTTCTGCCGGTGCTGGCTGTGGATCCTGAACACTGTTCTGTGTATTCTGAGTATCCTGTGGCTCTGCCTGTGGAGCCTGTGCTTCTGGTTCATTCATCTCTGTTGCTGTGGCTTCCACATACTCATCATTGTCATTCTCAACGTATGTAGGATGTCCCTCAGCGTCCAAGGTTGCCATGTCACCCTCAAATGCTTTCTGGAGATCTATGCTCATTACTCCCCACTTACTGATTAGCTGACGGAGCATTGTCTTGTAAGCCATTCCATCAAAATTCTTGTACCAGAATGATGAATACATCCATGAATCTCTCGGATCATAATTGCCAGCCTCATAGTCAGCATATGATACTCTCTGCTTCTCTCCGTACTTTGTCTTGACCTTTCCAGCGTCCTTGTAGAATGCCGGTGCATACTTGTCCGCATGAGCAAGCATCTGAGCCTTACTCCAATACATTGTCTTTCTGAATCCGTTCACAAGCTCAAACATTGCATAGTAGCCGATGGTCTCAGCCTCTTCACGCTTGTCCCAGTCATCAACCATGAGATTGACCTTGATATCCTCGTTGAGTGGGTCGAAGTATTCCAACTCCCCTTCCTTGATTGCGACAACATTCAGTCTCTTATACTGACCGGAACGGATCGCAAGCTGAATATATCCCTTATATCCCATCTGGAACTGAGCTTCCTTGACGCCAGTCTTTGTATTGTTGAATGGGACCATGTAATAATGTCCGAGCTGTGGAGATGGCGAAAGCTGTAAGCTCTCACCAAGAAGTGCAGCTGAAAGAATCGACTGATTCGTGCACTCCTGAAGTGTAGGGTTGGTGTTATATGCTGATACGATAGCAGATATGAACCTCTGTCCATTCTTGCCACCAACCACCTTGTTGATCTGATTCTTGATTGCATCTTTTGTAAGATACTCTGTAATTCCCAGATTCTGCTGTGCTTTACTTTTTGCTACTAAACTGTTATTTACTGCCATTATTTCTTCTTACCTCCTATGAAAACTAAAACGATTATTGTTATGCATATAATTAACGTGATCTGCACTGATGCTGCCATGTGTTACCTCCTAATGCATAATCATATCTTCTAACATCTTGCGCAGTACCTCTTTCAGAGCCTGTGGCATTTCCCTTATGTTGTCCTTGTTTATATTGGCTTTTGGCAATATCTTAAATAAGACATCATCTATGAGGTCACTCATAATCTCGTTAATGTCTCCCTCAGCTTTGGACGCTTCCATGGCTCTACTTATCAACTCTTCTGTAGCAACCTCTCCATATCTTTTAGCAAGTGACTCCCTTAAACTCTTCATTGCAAGTGCTAACTCCATTACTAGCACCGGAGTATTCCCTCTCATTGATACTGAGTCTATTTCTACTTTAATCATCTTGTATACCTCCTACTTAATCGCTCTAAATGTTATATTTCTGCTCTGGAAGAACTCTCTCAGAGCCGTTGCATCTTCTGTTGTAAGTTCTACCTCAAACTTGACTACCATCTTCTGTGGTTCCGGCTGTGACTCCTGTACTGGTGTCGGCTGTACCTCCTCTGGTGGTGTCATAGCCTTTGCCATTGCGGCTCTCTGCTCCTCGGCAACCTTTTCCTGTGCCTTGCGCTCTTCCTCAGCCTTTCGTCTTGCCTCTTCTGCTGCTTTTCGTGACTCTTCCTCAGCCTTTCTCCTTGCCTCAGCTTCTGCCTTTGCCTTGGCAATCTCTGACATTCTCTTAGCCTCAGAAATGGCCTTGTTAATGTCTAATGTCTCCTTAAATACCTCTGTAGCCTCAAAGCCAAACTCCGGGAGCTGACTGAGTGTAAGCACTCCATTGCCGATCTCATACATTCTTGACTTCATTTGATCTTCTATACTCTTCATCGATACCGATGCATTCAACCACTTAGGATCCCAGATCTTTTCCAACGTGACAAAGTTCTGGAAACCTATCTGAGAGAACAGATCTTCAATGGCTTTCTGCTTTTCAGCTTTGCGTTTCTCATCGTATGCCTTGACCTGTTCGTCTATCACCGCTATAGGCTTGTCTATGATACCTATGATCTCGTTGATTTGAGCCTTGAACACATTAAACGGCTGCATGTATTCTTTCTCTTTTCTTATTCTCTCGTCATTGAGGGCTTTCTTTAACTTGTTAAGGTTCGCCTTGTCTGCCTTTGCGTCCTTGATCTGGTCATCTGTGTAGACAAGCGTCTCATAAAATGAGACCTTAGATATAAGCTCAGCCTTGAGCTCTTCGTAGTTAAAATCAATCTTCTCCGGTATCGCTACCTCATTAACTCTTAATTCCATTTTTAACCTCCTAATTCAGCACCAGCTCATACTGGTTATTGTTCTTGTTCTCTCGTATCATCGACATGATACGCTGTGTCTGTCGCTGTCTCTCTTCCTCACAGTCGCAGTGCTCGCCTGGATCCAAGTAAGCACCGCACTGCGAACATTCGTTGTAATACATTGCATCTCTCCTATATCTCCGGGAGTATCAGCGGCGGCTCTTTCTTCACCTGTACGCTCTCCCAGAAACTTCTCTCAGCATCAATAAGATACTGAATGTCATCCTCTACCTCCGACCGCTCTATCGGATAGTGTTTGGTCTGCAAATATACCTCTCCATCAATTTCAAACTTGAGCTGTGCCTTGAGTACCGCATATTCAAACTCTGTCACCATCAAGTAATGAAGCACCTGTATGTAATAGTTATCTGGCACTCTGTTATCCCATTTTTTCTTCTGACTTGACTGCAGGATCTCTGTGGTCTTGATCTCAAGCACACCATTGCGTCCATCCCGGTCCATAAGCCATCCGTCAAGGCTTGCATGCGCCCATGGGTACTTATCATTCGTGAACATGTTGTTTTCCACATATCCAACTTGATACTGTGGATAATCCAACTTGAATAACTCCCTCAGATGCTTTTCTGCCTCTGTTCCATACTTGACATAAGGCTTATCTGATATGTCCTCCGGCTCTATGCCGTATGCTTTCTCTTTAAACAGTTCCACGTTTGTCTTGTATGGGCTCATCCCAAAGATCGCCGAGGCATCCGACCCGCCTATCTTGGTTCTTGCCTTAAGCCACTCTTCATGACTTCCGAGCACCTTCATTTCAACCATTCAGCCTATCCTCCATGGCTTCCCTTGCATCGTCTATGTCCTTCATGGCAAGGACGATGTAGTACAAACCGATCTCTATCGCCATAGTGCCGATTATGTACAAGATGAGCATTCCTGTTGATATGGTCATAAACCACCTAAAGTCTGTCGCCATTTTATATATGAGTCTTACAAGTACCGCAGCCATGGCAACTAGGCATGATGCACTTATAACCTTTGTGTCCATGTTTCTCCTCTTCATTGCTTTTCTTCCCCTTTTCTGTTATGATTTCCTTGAGTATTTTTCTATGCACCGGCGGAACTGCTATTCCAAAGGTGCTTTTTTACTGTCAGGGATCTAATTCATCCCAGTTTATGACGGCTTCTTTTGCCACCTTATTTATGTCGAACGGCGGCACTCGTCTGCCAGCGTCAAGCTGTTTCTTGTACTTCAGATAATCCACCAAGGCAAGCACATTGACCCTTGTTACTCCGGCACCATCCAGTATGGTGTATGGTCCATATCTGCCAGACTGGACATATCTGTCAAGATCTGCTATACGTCTGGTTGCTGTAGATAATGACATCTCAAATATCTTCATCATTTTCGCCTTGCTTATGTACGGCAACCGGCCGATCTCCCTGACACCAATTACCTGTATGTCCTTGACTGCTCTGCTCATTGCTCTCATCTCCTTTCCTGTGATATAATTGATAAAAAACTAGGGGGGATCTTATGCCTGTCACAAAATCAGATATCAAAATATTGAATTATGTCCACCATCGTCATTTCCGACCTGTCACCTATATGTCTCTTTCTGGTAAATTCAGCAAGCATGAAGTAGACAATCTTATCAAAGGTGAACTCTTGTCCTACGTTCCTGTAATCGTTGATTATCAAGGAATCCCATCGGAAAAGCTTGCCGCCGAATCTGCAATATCACTTACCAAAGATGGTATATATGTAGTTGAACAGAATCAGTGGTTTGATACCCAATATCTGCTTACGCAAATAATCGTCCCTATACTGGTTGGTGTTGCAAGTGCCGTCATCACAACAGTCTTATTACGATTACTGTAGCTATGCCTATAGCTGCTCCTATCAGTCCCATCACTGCAGGTCTGATATAATCGCACCAAAGATCTTCCATGAAGTACGGCTCCTTGAGCTTTGCTTTTATCTTCTTTATCATGCCTCTCCTTTCTTATTTTTCTTTATTCCTCCATGTGTTATAATCACTCTAACAAAAAGATTTATTTACAAGGAGGGATTTTATGGCACCTATAGTTGTTGCAATCATTTCAGTAGTTGGATCATTTGTTGTAGTCTATCTAACAGCAATAAAGGAATTATTTACACAGAAGTATCAAATTCGCCGAGAACAGCTTGATAACTTCTATATACCTTTCTATCAGTTCTATTGCCGTGGACTTCTGCTCTATAACAAACTCAGTAAACTTGGTCCTGAGGCAAGAGGTAATCTCTTAGATTTATTGACCAGTAACATCTATCTCATGGAGCCTGAATCACAAGCACTTTATCCTGATTTTTACCTTGCCTTTCTCAATATGCTTGAGGCTGAAAATGGCAACAAGGACTATCCTTTAGATAAATGTTCTGAAGAACTTGATATTGCATTTAACAGACTAAAAAATGCTGTATTCACCGAGTACAAAGGAATATTAAAGATATGCAATCTCCCAGTACCTTCAATACCGCAGCAGTAACCATTCTATCTTTGAGTACGCACGCAATTGCTGATATATTTGCAATCAGAACAACAACTACCACTATCCAACCAAACATCTTTCCTCTCCTTTCTCTTCTCATTTAACATGTTAGACATAAAAATTAAAAAAATAATTCACTAACACTTCTACCGAGAGCATCTGCTATTCTCCTAAGAGTTCTTGTTGAGGTCTCTTTTATTGTGCCGCTTTCAAGCCCAGATATGATTGTTCTAGATACTCCGGACTTTGTGGCAAGATCTTCCTGAGTAATTCCAGCTTTTTCACGAATCTCTTTTACTCTGTACTTCACCTTTCTGCCTCCTTTCTTTTGTCTAATTTATTTGACATCGTCAAGTTTAACATGTTGAACATAATGTGTCAACAGTTTTGTTTAAAATGTTTGACATTTTTTTATCATTACTGTACAATATAGTAAACAAAAGGAGGTGGGCAAATGACATTAGGCGACATCATAAAACAATATAGAGATGATCATTCCCTTAGTATGGACGCATTCTCTGAACGCAGTGGAATAAGTAAGGCTTATATTTCTTTATTGGAAAAGAATAAACATCCAAAAACGGGGAAAGAGATATCTCCATCTATTCAATGTATCCGACAAGCTGCAAAAGGTATGAATATTGATTTTGATGACTTATTTGCCTTGCTAGATGGAAAGGTTGAAGTTAATACCCCTCAACAGTCACAAGCTATTCAGGCTAGAAAAATTCCAGTCCTTGGTCGTGTAGCTGCAGGTATTCCAATCAATGCCATCACCGAAATCATTGACACCGAAGAAATATCCGAGGAACTTGCTAAGACTGGCGACTTCTTCGCACTTAAAATAAAGGGTGACAGTATGGAGCCTCGTATTGTGGATGGCGATGTTGTCATCGTTAAACAACAGGAAGATGCCGAGAATGGCGATACTGTAATTGCTCTTGTAAACGGCGATGACGCCGTCTGCAAGAGGCTCAGGAAGTATAGAGATGGGTTAGAGCTTATATCCAACAATCCTGCATATGCTCCGATGTTTTTTGACAAAGAAACTATAGAGACTAAGCCAGTGAGAATAATTGGCAAGGTCGTAGAATTAAGAGGGAAGTTTTGAGGTAATATATAATGGGGATATTTGATAAACTTATGAATAAAATTGTTCCTGCCAAATCCATACCACTTTATTCTCCAACCCAGCAATCTCAATCAGTTCAACAAAATCAAACCTTTAATACATTTGGGGAACCATTAAATCAGCTTGTGGATGGTGATTTGCCATGGGGATGGGTAACGGCTAATCGTGCATTTATTGATAAAATTCAAAATGAATACTCATATTTTCTAACACAATGGAACACATGTAATGACCGTGCACCTATAGAAAGATTGGCTATTTTAAAATCTCTCCTTCGATATATTTCGGATGTTCAAAAGCTATGTGCTAGCAAAGATGAATGTTATCAACTATGGTGTAATGAGTATTTATTAAATGCTAAACAGTTGAACGAATTACAAAGCGAATGTAAGTATTTATCCGAAAATATAAATACTTTACAGACTGACTATCAAAATAAAGAAAAACAATTAATGACACTAGATGATGATTTATACGCCTTTTTATTAAAGCATCCTGGGATTATACAAAAGGATATATATAACCATTTCCCATATGATATCAAAGGAGTTATTGCAGACACACTATACGCTTGGGATAAAACAGGCAAAATAAAAAGAACAAAAAGTGGCAATTCATATATTATTTACACTAGATAGCATCATCTTCAATAACGAAGGTGATTATAAAAAATCCCCCAGGTGCGGGTACACCTGAGGGAAGTTACCCACAAACCGAAGGCTTATGAATAACAGTGATCGCAAACTATATTATACCATAAGCCTTCCACTTTTGATAGGCTTATTTTTTATGCCTATTTTTAGATAGGATGGCGATTTTATGTGGTGTGAAACACAGAAGAATGGAACAGTCAAGTATTGTGAGAGGTACACAGATCCGCTCACGGAAAAAGTGAAAAAGGTTACAGTGACGATGCCTAAGGCATCACCGCAGAACAGAAACAAGGCGGCAAGGATCCTTGCCGGGAAGATTGAGAAAGCCGAGACTTCCTCTCCTGTCCGATCTGATACAACGCTAGGGGAGCTGGCTGATGCTTATATAGCATCATTACGGCAGTGCAAGAGGAAAGAAAGTACAATTGTAACTGAGAAATCATATATATATCGTTGTGTAAGCACAATCGGTAATGATGTACTCGTTGACAAACTTTCTCCCCGCTATATATATGATCAACTTCTTGCTACCGGTAAAAAAATCAGCACAATAAACAGCTATATAAAATATCTGAAATTCGCTCTAAAATGGGGAGTGAAAAACGACTATCACTCAAATCATGATATACTATTAAAACTTGACTATATCAGCGAAGAGAGCTCCGACGAAATACCAGAGGTATATGACATCAGCAATGAATATCTTGAACATGATGAGATAACAAAATTACTTAATTACTTAATAGATAATAACCACTGGCAGGACTACTATATATCCTATTTTCTGATTCTTACAGGCATGAGGATTGGGGAGCTTGTGGCACTTGAAGATTCAGATGTGGATATTACATCTAAAACTATTCGTGTTACCAAGACTTACTACCCTGCAACCAAATACGCAACGTCAGCCAAAACAAGTGATTCAATCAGAAATCTTCATATACAACCTGAGCTTCTCTTACTTATAAAAAAACTCAGACTTTGGCGAAAAGAAACAATGTTTGAAAATGGAATTAAAAGCACACTTTTTATGCCGCACTTGAAGACAGGTGGCTATTTATCCTATGGAACCTATAACCTACACTTGAAGACAGCCGCCTCTGAAGTTCTTGGCAGAGAGATAACTCCGCACAAGTTGCGCCACACACACGCATCGATTCTGGCAGAAACTATGTCAGCAGAACAGATATCCCGCCGTCTAGGCCACCATGACGACAAAATAACAAAAGCTATTTACATTCATATCACTAAAAAAATGAAGCAAAAAGACAATGCGGCTGTCGACACAATATCAATTATCAACTAAAAAAAATGACCACTCAGTTTTCACACTGAATGGTCATCTTTTATTTTTTTGCCCCTAAATTGCCCCTAAAGGCTCTCTCACAATTGTCGTACACAGCATAAACCCTTGATTCTTCTAGCTATTCATACATTGTAAAATTATACATATTGTACAATTTTGTATCCATAAATATCCTACCACTTATCGCGTTAAAGTGCTACATTTTTATCCATACAAAAACAAAGGAGATCATTATGACAGACTTAAACAATGCCGAAACACAAACCGATGCCCCCTGTTCCGCCATCAATTATTGTAACCTCAACGGATACGAACTCACCGCAGAAGAGAAGATAATCTTTCTTAGTTCCTATGTATCCCGCATTGACAACGAGACAGTGTATCAGCCCGCAACCAGGGAATTTGTCAAGAATTTCAATGTAGATGCAGCCATCAGCATAATAAACAATTATGCCACAGCAGACTCATTTTTCAGAAGAATGACAGGTTCATTTCCGTATATCAAAAACTCGCAGCGTTTTTCATCCCCGGATATATATTTTCTTCTATTGGAGTTAAAACTGTACATCAACGAGAGACGGCGCGTAATAGCAAAAAATAATTCAGCGGACACGCTCTCTATCATTGAACAATACAAAAACCGTTACTCGTTCAACCAGTCAGCCACCCAGAAAATGGAAGCCCTGCACAGCATAAAAGGTTTCGCACATCCATCTTTCTTTGTGCCGGAAACCGTACTGTACATAAACGAAAACTCTATCCTGTACGTACACTCAGCTTTGCGCTATATCGATATGCTTCTCGAATACATGCAGCGGAATGACAATTCTATAGATTATGAAATTTATTCTTTTTTTCAGAACTTCAAATCCATGTTATTCAACAACGAGCACGACACAACGCCAACATATATAATCGACCAGTCAAGAGATTATATCTATAGCATTCTCGGAAATAGCAAAAGAAAATCTAAGATGACTGACATATGCAAATACGCAGCCTTCGTGGAAAGTCTCACAGAACTCGGTAACGCCATAAGCGCATCCAATATGAAACTCTAAATTCCCCTGTTTTTCAGAACATAAAAACAGCCCGTCGCTTATGCGACAGGCTGTTAAGAAGCTGTCTCTTATACACATCTGACGCTGCCGACGATACTCCTTGTGT